TATATTTTTGTATATTTAAGCACCCTGTACTTTTGTGCTCAAAATGTCCTAATCGCCCCACTCGACAACCGATAACGTAAATACATTTTTGTACTTGTTTGTACTCATTTGTATTTTCATAAAAACGCTACCAATGGCTCTTAGACGTTTCCATTGATCAGACGGTACAAATTGCTCGCTCGACCTCCAGATACCTGGGATTTCACTCCGTGCTCAATTTGCCCCGAGTCTACCATTGATTTGAGTAGGAAATTAAAATCACTCACACCTCTCAATTTCTTTACTTTTCTGCTATTACATAAGGTCTGTCTTTTAACCCATTTGCCTTTATATTTAAGCAGTATCCGAATAACGTCTTTAGCTGCAAGATCATTTATATTTTCTCCAACATTATTCTCAAACAATAATATCGTATATTCACAGCTATTGGTAACGAACTTCATACTCCTTTTAATCATTTTCATGTCAACTACTGGACGATCTGGATTTTCTGCTATCGCTTCTATCATTGCATATTTCTTTGCATTCGGGACTCTTCTATTCCATACTGCTCGCATTGAACCTTTTCTATTGTCATCTTCTAAACTCTGTTCATAGCAATAGTCTATAACTTCTTCATCAAACTTAACTATCTTTGGATTATATACTCTTGCACTTGGCATACTGAATTCATCGCCGACCATCATAGAAGTGTCAACAATCTTCATCATATTCTGTATTGTTTTCTTTTTTAGTTTTATTGGTTTAACTTCACGAACTCTTAACCCTACATAGTTGTCAACATTGAACATCATCACACGGGACATTAATCCGGTTCCCACATTTGATGCAGAAAGTCCATCAACTATTAGCTCAGGTGTGGTAGCTGCACTAACTGTGAAACTCGGTGCATATAACATGGTTTCATCTTGCTGTCCCTTTTTCTTTGCCTTTGCGCGTTCGTTGGAAATACCGTCTGATTTTGTGTACATCTTTAAGATATAGTTTAGTATCCCTGCTTTCACTTGATCTCCACTTGCGGCGCGACTTAGTAGTTCTCCGATTTCATCCTTTACCATTAAAATATCATGTTTGTCTTCCATTGATCTAATGCGATCATCTAAGCCTTCAGCTGAACCAACTTCATCTAAGATTCCCCTTAATAGTCCGCTCATCATCTTTTTATCATGTAAGAATATAATTTGGATTAGATTTGCTGCGCTTGAAATTAGAGGGTCTTTGCCTGAACCGGAATCTCCTACTGCGATTTGTTGCAAGTTAACACGATCACCGACTGAGCCTCTGTAGTTCCCGCCAGCTAAATATGCAACGAATGCTTTTGCAGATAGAGAGGCTACCATGATATTAGGTTTCCACCAGCTATTCATTATCGCTTTTGTTAGGTCACCAATTACTGTGTTCTTCGGTGCTAGCTCTCTATCTTTTAATCTTCCTCCGTAAATATATTCTTCGTCGTGTATTGCATTTTGTTCTATATCTTCGAGTTGTATTTCACTTTCGTGTTCTTCCGACTCGTATTTTTTAACTGCTGAATTAGCGCACTCGTATAAATGGTCTTCCGAGTTTCTGTCTTGCCATCTTTTGTCCCTTTCTTTTTCTGGAACTTTTTCCATATCGCTTCGTAAAATTGCAATGATTTCATCTGTGTCCATTCGCTTGTTTGCAAGCTCCATTGCACGGTCGCGCAAGCTGCCGTGATAATCGTCAGAACCTTTAATCGCGATGCGAGCTTTTTCTTTAGAATATTTACCTGCATGTTTAGTACTTCCTTTGATTTCTTTAGCCATTGGGAAAGCTATTTTGATTTTATCCCACGAATGGAATTTGAAAGAACCTCCAATCACTTTTACTTTAAAAGGATTGTCTATATCTTTATTATGGTTAAATCCTGGAAGACGTAGAACTCTTGCTAAGTCCCGCACTCCTTTGTCGTTTCCGTGTTTATCAATCATTGTTTGCATGACAAGTTCAAACTCATTGTATGCAGTTGTTTCGGTTAGCCAATAATATTGGATTTTGTATTTTAATTTTCCATTATGATCGTGAGAAGAAGTTCTCACTATTATGGAGGGAGGAAGTGGCCAGTTTTTCCTTGCGCTGAACCTAGGTTTGTCATCATCAACCCAAATCGTACGGACACTTTTTATATTTTTATTTAATCGCTTTCCATTTTTAAATCTGTTTACTGAAAAAAATATGCAGTATCCTTCTCTGTTTAGTTTCCTTAATTCTTTTATATCTTTTATATTGCCTATTGGTGGCATAATCTTTTGATAATCATATGCACTGAATAGATGGCCTTCCCCGAAGAGGGATAAGAATTCTTTTGTTTTCATATTCGCCCTTAAAAATGGACCAGTGAAAGGAAGCACTGGCCCGACTAACAGCCACCGTCGTGACTGAACTGCTAAGTATACATTATATAGGGCGGTTTTTGCAAAGCCGCAATGTATGCAGCGAATGCTTTTTGCGGTGCAAGCTTAAAATATATTTGCATTGACATGTAATTTGCAATCATGAGGCTATATTGGTATAATATATTTTCGCTAGTGGCAATGGCGGTGGGAGTTCCGTCCAGTCTCCCTGTTCACCCTCTATTGCCATTAGCCCTAATTAAAAACTGGAACCTTTTATGAGCATTTATATTAAAGAGATATTTCGGCTCAATAATAAGCAGCTTAAACTATTATTAAAGGCATTGCCTGAGAAAATAATAATGGAGCAGCGGAAGCACTTTAAAGTTCGGCCAGATGGAATAATGCAGCCCGTAACCGTGTGGCGATTATTCTATTATATAGACATACATGGAGATTTTATTAACGAGGGTAAATTGCGCCACCATAAAATAGCGCGTGCAATTTACAACAGCATGAGCAGCAGAAGAAAACTTGAAATACTGGAGTATATAGATGGCTAGCAAAACAGCGAAAGAAAGATATGAACAGATTATTTTAATCCTAAATGAGGAAATAAATGGTTTATCTTGTTTAGAGTTTTCAAAGAAGATGAGAATTAACCCTTCTACAATTCGCATATATTTACATAAGCTTTCAAAAGTTGGTAAACTTGAAACTTATGTAAAAAGAGTTAACCATGTTAACATGGGTTGCGTAAAAAAAATAAAGACAACATACTGGAGACTTAAGTGTCAGTAAAAATATATAAAACTGGAGACATTGAAAAACAAGGAATTAAATGTCTAGTTTATGGCAAGTCTGGAATCGGAAAAACAAAGCTTCTTTCGACTGCTCCAAAGCCCATAATAATTTCTTCTGAAAGAGGATTGCGCACAATTAAGAAAGAAAATATACCGTACATGTCAGTTAGCACTGTTGAAGAAATATATGAGGCTCTTAATTATCTTAATAGTGATAGAATGCGGAAAAGATATAAGACTATAGGTATTGATACAATTTCTGAAATGGGAGAGACTGTTCTCTGTGACCATAAGGCAAAAAATAAAGATCCAAGAAAAGCGTATATGGCATTGCAAGAGGAAATGAATGATCTAATTCGTAATTTCCGTGATCTTTCAGGATACGATGTTGTCATGAATGCAAAGCGCTCTCGAGTGAAAGATGAAGACACGGGCCTGACTCAATATATTGCGTCAATGCCTGGACAGGCACTTCCACAGGGATTACCGTATTTCTTTGATGAAGTATTCTATATGGATTTTCATGAAAAAGATAACGGTTCTAGAGTAAGAGTATTAAGGACTGATGCAAATTTAGAATACGATGCAAAGGACAGAAGCGGTAAACTTAGAAAAATGGAATTACCAAACTTAACTAAAATATTTAATAAAATCTCTAAAGGAGATAAATAATGAGTGTCGAAATGGAGATCAAAACAATTAAAGGGAAGACTTGCATAAAATGCACAGGTTACAATGATCATCATTATTACTATTTTGACAGCTTAAAAAAAGCCAAAGATATCTTATTTTTATTTGAAAGAGATCAAATGCGGATTAAAAGTATGATATCTAGGCGCAAAAGGCTGCGCGAAAGGTTGAGTGCTTGGACTAATCTCAGCATGGACGGAGAATGGGAGTGGCTCAGCAAAAAAATACACATTATAGACGAGAGCATTAAATTAATTGAGGGTAAAAAATATGTATAATGTGTTAAAGCTTAACAGTGGAAAGAAGATAGAAAAAGAATCCACATTCTAGGGACAGAAGTGGAAAACTAAGAGAATGGAATTACTATACCTAACTAAAATCTCTAAAAGGAGATAAATAATGAGTAAGCTTCCAAAAGCGTTTAAAAGAAAGTCACATGGAAAAATGCAAGATTTTTCCTCAGTTCCAGCTGGGGACTATCTTGTAAAAATTACCGATAGTGACTATGTCGAAACAAAAAGTAAAGACGGACACCGTCTAAAATTAACTTTTGAAATACAGAATAAAGAATTCAAAGGTAAAAAATTATTTGCCGGTTTAAACCTTGATAATCCAAATGAACAGGCGGTAGAACTTGCAAACAATGAATTAGCGACCATCCTGGATGCAGCTGGTAAAGCCTCAATTAAAGATAGCAAAGAGCTACACGGAATCTTAATGGCTGTTAGCGTTCGTGTAGTTCCGGCGGAAGGCAAGTATCCTGAGAAAAATGAAATTAATATGTATAGCTCAATTTCGGATGGAGACGATGAGCTAGATGAAGGGGAAGAAGATGAGCTAGATAAAGGGGAAGAAGATGAGCTAGATAAAGGGGAAGATGACGATGATGAAATCACGGCTGATTTTGTAAAAGAGCAGGCAAAAAAATACAAAGGTAATACGAGCCTTAAGGCATTAAAGAAAATGCTCAGTGAATACGATATTGAAAAGATTTCACAAATTGCAAAACTTAGCGAAGACGACCTGGAATCTCTAAGCGAAGACTTAGCAGACGAACTTTAGTTTGTTAAGGCCAAGGACGGCACTTTTACTAATGCAAATTAGCTTTAATTAATTGGCACTCGCATTCCAACGTGCTAGTTTGCATTACTAAAATAAACTGGAGAAATAAATGCCATATGTTAATCTTGAGCTAGTTGAAACGGAAGAAGGACATGTTACGGCTACTGATGGAATGGGAACCGTACATTATATTCCTGCACACATATTTGAAAACTGTTTGCTTGAAAATTTAAAGTCACTTGGAATTGAAGGAATTGGATATTCATTTACAATATTTCTTAGCCATGAATATTGTAAAATAAATGGAGTTTTTATCTAGTGGCATTAATTCCAAGTAATAAAAAAACTACTGAACATATTATAGAACATAAGAAGTTTGGAGGAGAAAAGCCTCGGGGATACCTGGGAATGTCTTCCCTCGGAAATGAGTGCTTGCGTGCTCAATGGTACTCTTGGCACTGGGCAAAATTTTGTAAAGTCTCTGCACGTATAAATAGGTTATTTAAATATGGACATAATGAAGAGAAACATATAATAGGTGATCTTAAAGAGGCTGGGATGAAAGTATTTCTAATCAAGGATAGAAATGAAATAGAAATGACTGGTGAAGTGGGAGAAGAGCAAGAGGAAATAACCGGCTTCCATCATCACTGTAAAGGTCATCCAGACGGCAGAGTTCTAGGCGTAATAGAGGCTCCAAAAACTGTACATCTTTTAGAAATGAAAACGATGAATGATAAAAATTTTAGTTTTTTAAAAGAAGCAATTTATAAGCACGGAAATGAAAAAGGATTAAAGACAGCATTCCCACAATACTGGGACCAGATGACAAGATACATGGGAGGCCTTGATCTTAAACGAGGTTTATTTATTGCAACAAATAAAAATGATAGTGCTAGAAGATATATAAGGGTCCACTTTAATAAAAAGAGATTTAACATGCTTGTAGAAAGAGAGGAAACAATAATTTGCAGTGAACTTCCTCCGACAAAGAAATACCGTGCTGACCATTATAAATGTGCATTCTGCAACTATCACCAAATATGTCATTTAGGTGCAACGCCTAACGAGAATTGTCGCACCTGCGAAAGTGTAGACCTATTGCCTAAAGGCAAATGGGGATGCGAAAAAACTGGAAAACGATTAAGCTATAATTCACAATTAAGAGGCTGTCGTAAATATAAGAGAATGTTTTAATGTTTAAATTAAGATGGTATCAAAGACGAGGGGCAAAAAAAATATTTGAATCGTTAGAAAAAGGAAATCATCCATGTGGAGTATTCCCGACAGGAAGTGGCAAAACAATAATAATATGCTCTTTAACTTCTAAATACCTAGACAATTATATTGAAAATGATGTTCTTATAATTAGCCATAGGAAAAAAATTCTTTCTCAAAATCACTCTGCGCTTTCAAAATATTTTCCAGATAATGAAATTGGAATGTATAGCGCAGGGTTAAAAAGTAAAACAATAAAAAAAATAACTGTGGCTGGGATACAGTCAATATGGAGGAAACCAGAACTATTCCAGAATGTTGGGTTAATCATAATAGATGAAGCACATTTAATTAATCATAGTGATGAGGGAATGTATAGAGATTTTTTAGGGAAAATACCTGCACAATTTGTTGGCTTAACTGCTACACCATTTCGCCTCGGCCATGGATATATATATAAGGGTGAGAATGCAATTTTCAATGACCTTGCATATGACTTAAGCAGTACGGAGAATTATAATAAATTAGTTTCACAAGGCTATTTATCACCCATGTATTCTATGAAGACAAAATTTGTTGTAGACACTTCTGATATAAAATTAAAAGGTAAAGAATTTGATCAAGAAAGTTCAAAGAAAAAGTTTGATAGGGATTCAATAACGGATGTCGCATGCAATGAGATAGTAAGAGTTGCAGCAGAAGAGCGACTTAAAAAATGGCTAATATTTGCAATAGACATTGAGCATGCTGAAAATATATGTTCAAAAATAAAATCCCTCGGAGTTTCGTGCGTTTGCATCCACAGTAAAGTCAAAATGCAAGATGAGAGATTAGAGATGTATGAGAATGGAATATATAAATGTGCTGTAAATGTAGACATGCTAACGACGGGATTAGATATAGCAAAAATAGATTTAATAGGAGTTTTAAAACCGACTCAATCCCCTGCTTTACATGTGCAGATATTAGGCCGTGGTGGGCGACCTGTTTATAGTGAAGGATATGATTTATCTAAAAGAAGTGAAAGACTAAAAGCAATAAAAAATGGTGTTGCGCCTAAATGCCTAGTTTTAGACTTTGCTGGAAATGTAAATCGGTTGGGTCCAATAAATTCCGTAATGATTGAAGAAAACTATGACAAAGCAAAATCAAAAGGTAACGGGGAAGCGATAACGAAGATATGTCCAAATTGCGAAACAATAGCATATGCAGCTTCCAGGAATTGCGAGCAATGCGGGCATAAGTTTGAGTTTTTGCAAAAAATAACAGAGAAAAGTTCAACGAGTGAAATTGTAACTTCTTTACAAAAATTAGCAAACGGAATTATACTAGAGGTTGACTCAGTTTCATATTCAGTTCACCAAAAAATTGGAAAACCGTCTTCACTCCTAGTAAAATATTTTTGCAATAGCCAAGTAATAAGGGAGTATGTTTCAATAGACCACGGAGGATACGCTAGACATTTAGCGAATCAATGGATAAGGTGCAGGATAAAACATGGTGAAAGAAAACCAAGGAATTTAAGCGAACTTTTTAAAATAAAGGGTGACTTACGTGTGCCTAAGCAGATAGTGGTAAAAATGGTAAATGGCTATACAAACGTTGAAAATTGGGTTTTTTAGGCAAATTTGCACCATTTTGGTGCAAAAACTGTTATTTGGGTGGCAAATAGCGTTATTTGTATGAAAACCACGTGTTTTGCCTTGCTTTTACTGGCCATCATGCTATTATGTATACATGGGATGTCGCTACTGTATATAGTATAGCAACCGCATACAATCAGCCCCCTAGCCACTGGTAGCCAGTAAGCAAACGCTTAAACTTACCAGCAAACAATGGAAAGGCGCAAGGTATTATAAACCTTAAACGGAAAATTACTTATGTTCAAGGTAAGTAAAATTAAGAATTAAAACTTAACGGCCAAGTATACGGTCGGGTAGAGGATGGATAAAGTTAGAACCGGATCCGGTTAAGCTTTTAAAAATACTACACCTGTTTTGGGATGTGCATCCCAACTGATGATTCCAAAAGGATGAAACAGAAAAACTGGAGAATACCATGAAAAAATATAGAGGCTTTTTAATATATCAAGATAATGGCAAATTTGTAGTTTCAAGAAAAGGAGAAATTATTATAAGATGTAGTTCAGAAAATGAGTGTAAAGGTCTAATAGATGAAGCGGCTATCTCCGCGATAATCGATCACAATGCTTCAGTATCTTTAATTTAGTATTATAAAATAAAACAACTATAGAGAAAAAACATGAAAACAAATATTATTATTGAGAAATATCTTCCTGAAATTGTTTTTATTCTTTCCAGCGAACTTTTTAATGTATACGAACATGATGTTACCATAAAGTTAAATAATAAGTATTATGAATGTTATTGCGAACATATGAGCGGTGAGCACATTGTTATTTGTGAAAATGAAATTTTCCATCATGAAAATAATTTGTTTTATATAAATGATACAAATTACATTTTATCAGGCGATATTGAATGGAAATTACTTGAAGTTAAACAAACAGCATGGAAAGATTAAAAATGAATATGGTAAAAACAGAGATTGTAAGAAGGAATTCAATTAAATATATCCGTGTGCTTCTTTTGCCTTTTAATGAAATTTTATACTTTAATGTAAACGATAAAAATAAGTGTGAAACGGATAAGCTTAGAATTAAGTATGCAGCCATGTTTAAAAAACTGGAGGTAATAAATAATGCCTGATCAAATAAAAGAAAATCCAATTGAGGCTGCGCTGGTAAGGATTTGCGCAGTGTGGTTAACAAAATCAGGAAGGACAAGTGATTCTGATGAATTATTTTGGTCGCAGATTTTAAATGTGAAAGAGTCTTCATTGCATTTAAAAATAAAGGAATGCTTAAAAATGAAAACACAATTGGGATTTTCAAAAGTTACCGACCAATTAATGATTGACATTTATAACGAACTTTATTATAGAGATGCAGATTCTATAAAAGTTATTTTTGACGGAGCAAGAAATGGAATATAAAAAAGCAAAACTTGATTCATGCGTTATCCCTGTTCTTCACAGTTTTGATTTGGACACCATTGCAATGTATATTAATCCAACTGCATTTGGATGCACAATGAGTAAACGAAAAATTGAGGAGCATGCAATGGCGTCCGCATTATATATTAATGTTTATTTGACTTTTAAACTGGATAGCACTAATGAGAATAAAAAATAAATTACATTCCGCAAAAAAGCGCATGGTACTAGATTTTTCAGGTGTTATGCCAGTTTCAGATCAACCCAAAAAAGTTAGTGAACTCAATTCAACTTACAATCTATTTAAGGAAACTCAACCAGAAAGATTTAAATCTGCATACGATGTGATTGTGAATAGAGAAATCCCTAGTGGGGACAATACCGCTATCATTGCAAGCAAGGTTATTGAAATAATTGAAAAAAATATTGACATTATGGAAAGCCATTCAATTAATGAAATAACGGATTCGACCACTAATATTCTTAAGTCGATAGATGATTCTGTAGAAAAAATCATTAAAACTGAAGTTGAAAAATATAAAAAAGATTTTGTTGTAAAAAAAATAAAAATTGGAAAAGAAAATCCAATTAAAATAAAAGGAGTTCAGTGCCGCCAGTTTGAAGATATTTTGCAATTAGCCACGGCGAGAATGAACATAATGATGGTCGGCCCCTCCGGCTCTGGGAAAACCCATATAGCCGGACAAGTTGCGCAGGCATTAAAGCTAGACTTTGCTAGCCAGTCCTGTTCGGCTGGCATGAGTGAATCACAGTTAACAGGGTGGCTGCTACCAATTAAAAATGGAAATTTTGAATATGTCCCAAGTGAATTCATTCGTTTATATGAAAATGGCGGAGTATTTTTATTAGACGAAATGGACGCGGCTGACCCCAATGTACTAATTTTTATAAATCAGGCTCTTGCAAATAATAGCTTTAGCCTTGCGCAACGATTTAAAAACCCGCTTATTAAGCGCCACAAGGACTTTGTTGCAATTTCCGCTTGCAATACATATGGTTCCGGTGCTGACGCAATGTACCATGCAAGGAATGCACTGGATGCCAGTACAATTGATAGATTTAAAATGGGGATGATATTAATAGACTACGATGAAAAAGTTGAAAAAGAATTGGTTGATAGCGAAATTCTTTCATGGGGAATAGTGATAAGGGAAATAATTTCAAAACATGGCATTAGAAAAATAATGTCAACCCGTTTTCTTCGTGATGCAACTAAAATGAAAGAACACGGCTGGAATAAAGAAATGATTTTGAATTCATATTTCCTTGATTGGTCTGAAGAGGAAAAGTTAATTGCAAATAAGAGGATGGAACATGCAGAGTTTAAAAGAAAATGGTCAGATGATTAGTTTCCATAGTGATTCAATAATTGAAATAATCGAAGGGAAATGCAATAGCAAAAGCACTGAAAATAAAAGAAGATATTTAGAATACATGGAAGGGGAAAGAGGGAATACTTGGCATGGGCCGACATGCAAATCTGCAAAAGAAATAATACAAAAATGTCTACTAGGAGACCATGACCTTTATGAAAAATATCTTAAACCAAAAATAAAAGAACTAAATGTAAAAGGAGAGCATTCTACAAGTGAGCAAATAATAAAAAAGGTAAAAAGAAAAAGAAGGCTTGGCGACCAAGGAAATGAAATAGATATTCATAAAGTTTATCAAGGTCAAATAGACAAGGCATGGTCTTCAATGGAAAGAATAGAAGTTTCCAACAAGATACACCTTGTTACCCTTATGATAGACTATTCAGGAAATTCGGGTATAGATGCAACGGATTCATTATGGAGAGCAGCCGTGGTGGTAAAGATTTATGAAGAATTGGAGCTTGCTGGAAAATCCGTTCAAATAGTTGTTGGAAGTGCCACTTATAGCTCAAGCTCTTCTCATTCAAAAATTTTTACAGAATCAATTTTCATAAAAAAATATAATCAATCTTTAAGTTTGGAAAGATTAGCGGCTGTTTCCCATGTAGGATGTTTCCGCATATTGGGTTTTTTAGGAATACTGTCTCAAAATGACGAGGCTAGGGACAGCCTAGGAAGATCGGTTTGCATTTCAGATAAAAATATGCCAGTACATTTTAAAGAAGAGATTGCGCTAGGGCATACAAAATTTGTGCACATAGGCCAGGCAAATAGCAAAGCACAGGCTATAAATGAAATTAATAACTGCTATAAACAAATGAAAGATTTTCAATAAAACATTGTAATTTGCAATAATGTAAATTATAATTACACCTCGTGCAGCAAACAGCTGCGCAAAAACTGGAGCTACAAAATGTTATATCTAATAAACGAAAACTTTACCTTTTCACAAAAAGGCCAAGCTGTTAAAACTAGTAAGCTTGCTGAAGATTTTATATATGATTCTGAGGGGGAGCCACTCCCCTCAGCTTCAATGCGGGAAATTGCAAAAGCAAACGGAATTAAATTAAGTGGTAAAAAAACGAATGATGTCAAAAAATCTTTTGACTCTTTAATCTCAAAACTCGATATACCGGAGAAGCGTGAAATGTCTAAGACAGAAAAAGTAAATGAAATTGTAAAAGCTGGATTTGAAAACGAGAAATCTGAAGATGATATTCTTGTCCTAATTGTTCAATCAGGCGTAAAGTTTCAAATGGCAATGAAACTTTTAAAGCAAGCAAAAATTGATCTCGGCCTTTCAATCTCAAATGAAGATCGCTGGACAAAATCAAAATTGTTAATGGAGGACGATGAATTTGAACCGTCTGAATATGGTGAAGTTTCAGAAATGTGCAAGTCCCTTTCTGTAGATGTCCCCAATACAAGTGAAAAGCAAGCACTTGCAATGATTCGCAAATTCTGTAAAGCGAATAAAATTGACATTCCAAAAAAGCCAAAAATTACTGGAGCTTCTTTTTCTGTTATTGCAATTGCCTGGATGTTTAATAACATGGAGGCCGATCAGGATGATTTTGAAGAATGGCTAGAAGAAGCTGAAAAATCTGAAAAGATTATTGCTCGTCAATTAAAAACTTTTGAAATGCTTAAGGCCGAACTTCTAACTAAGCCAGAAACGGAAGACGAAGACGAAGATTAATGTTTCCAGTTAAATAAATCTGCCCCTTAATTGGGGCATTTTTTAGGCTAAATAAGTCTATTAGCAATTGCTTATATAGGTTTTGCATATTGCTGTAGAGCGCTCTGAGCAAGCTTTTATCTGTAACCATTGTAATGTGCTGCATATTGTAAAAAAGTTGCCTCAGAAGGCTAATATGTGCGCTTACTTGCATTTTGCCGGTGTAATATTGCCATAGGCCCGCCATAAAGGGGCACCATGTGCAGTCGGCCTCCTACCCATATAATGTATAGGGTTCTCTTTATTGGTTCCTGTGGATTTGCCTAGTGCCGCGAGTTGCATCCGGTGTGCACTGGTAGTAAAATTAACGCCTGTTAAAAACTGGAAATAAAATGAACCCTAATCAATATAAAATAATTCGTCCAAACCTATTTCTAATGGGTGGGGCAAAATGCGCAACGACATCTATTTCTTCAATGTTAGGTCAGCACCCTAAAATACTATTGTCCTGCCCAAAGGAAACTAATTTTTTCCAGAGAGATACATATCAAAAAGGAATGGACTGGTATAGCAAAGAGTTTTTCCGTGGTGCAAATAAAGAATCATACTTTATGGACGCTACACCGGAATATTCAATAATGAGATATGTTTTACCCAGAATAAGGGAATCTTGTATTGAACCTAAATTTATTTTTATAATTATGGAGCCGATTGAAAGGGAATACTCTCATTATATTCACAAGTCTTCATGGAGGATAGGGAGATGTTGCGATACATTTTCAGAAGAAATTAAGTTAAACTTACTCCAAATGAGGCCTGACAGATTTAAATATGAGCGAGATGCAATGTCTAATCTTGAAGCAAAGGGCGCAAGTTATAATGTAAACATCATAGAACACGGGAACTATTACGACAATATTTCTCGATGCATCAAAATGTTCGGCAAAGAAAATGTTTTTTGTTGGACTATATAATTATTTTTCCACTGAGATAAAATTTCATTGTGAAAAAATTATCAATAATTTCTTACAATTGGAATTTTATCCAATCGAAACGGAAGAGAAGATTGTAACTAGAAATAAAATGGATATGTTTTCAATATTTGAGCAAGAAAAAAGTGTTGAAATGACATATTTAACAAATTATTATTATCCGCAAGTAGAATCTCTATCTAGGTTATTGGATATTGATCTTATTTCG